CAGCATAGAAGAGAACGGAAAAAATGGAGGCAAAAAAGGACAAAAAAATAAAAAAGCTCCTAAATCTGTTCAAGGCGCAGGCAACATGCCCCTAAGCGACGCGAAGGCTGCCAAGCAAGTAGAGATTTTAAAAGCTCAAAATAAGGAGAAAGAAGTGAAAAAAATGAACAGAGGTGGCATGGCACGGAAAATGATTACCGAAGCGGATGTACCGGAATCTGGCCCTACAAAACCTATGACAGGTGGCCCACAGCCTAAGAAAAAGAAACGTGCTCCAATGGGTATGGATCAAGGCAGTGGTGGCGCTATGCCACGTATGAAGAAAGGCGGTAAGGTTCGTGGCTGCGGTATGGCTCGTGGTGGTAGAGTTTGTAAAATGGTCAAGATGAAAGGTGCATAGTGCGGCGCTATTACAAAAAAAGTAGCTGTGGTTGTGGGTATAAGAAAGGCGGTACAGTAAAAGACGCCTGCTACACCAAAGTAAAGAAGCAATATAAGGTGTTCCCGTCTGCTTATGCGTCGGGAGCCATTGCTAAATGCCGGAAGAAAAAGGCTGGTAAGTAATGCGGACGTACTACAAGTCTGGCGGTAAAATACGTAAGACAGAGAAAGGTGCTTCTTTAAAACGATGGTTCCAAGAAGACTGGAAAGACGTTAAAACCGGTAAGGCTTGTGGTAGAAAGAAGGGAGATGGTAGAGGAACACCTTACTGCCGCCCTAGCAAACGGGTATCTGAGAAGACTCCTAAGACCTCTGGCGAAATGTCTAGCGCCGAGAAGAAAAAGAAGGTAGCCGAAAAGAAAAGACTAGGACAACCAGCAGGTAAACCTAGACGAGTATCAGCTACTAAGCGGAGAAAGAAATAATGGCTACATCAGGTACTACAGCGTTTAATATGGACTTCACAGAGATCGCTGAAGAAGCGTTTGAACGTGCGGGACGAGAAATGCGCTCTGGGTATGATCTCCGCACTGCCAGACGGTCTATGAATTTGCTTACTATAGAGTGGCAGAACCGCGGCATTAACATGTGGACTATTGATGAAGGTACTATTAATTTAGTTAAAGGCCAGACTCAGTATGATCTACCCGCAGATACTATTGATTTACTAGAGCATCAGATACGTACAGGTAGTGGAAATACAGCTACGCAGAGTGACCTTACTATAAGTCGTATTAGTGTAAGTACCTACGCATCTATACCTAATAAGTTAACACAAGGTAGACCTATACAACTGTATATTGAGCGTTTACGCGACGCTCCTAAAGTAAACATATGGCCTATACCTGATAACAACGATTATGTATTGTATTATTGGCGTATGCGCAGAATACAAGACGCTGGTACGGGTGTAGACACCGCGGATATGAACTTTAGGTTTTTTCCTTGTCTAGTAGCTGGACTAGCTTACTATATAGCTATGAAGTTACCCGAAATGGTAGATAGAGTACCTATGCTAAAGGCTGTGTATGACGAACAATTTGAGATGGCCGCAGGAGAAGATAGAGAAAAAACCTCAGCTAGGTTTGCTCCGCGTATAGGATACGTATAATTATGGGGACGCAGTTTGCATCAAACAATAAGGCTATTTCGTACTGCGATGTGTGTGGATTCCAGTATAAATTACGAGAACTGCGCAACCTAATAGTCAAGAATAGAGATACTAACATAAAGGCTTGTCCCGAATGTTGGAATGAAGATCAGCCACAAAATATGCTGGGTGAGTTTCCTGTATATGATCCGCAAGCATTGCGTGATCCACGACCAGACCAGAGTCTAGGTGAGTCAGGAAACAATAGTAGTAGGGATATACAGTGGGGTTGGAATCCTGTAGGTGGAGGAATTGATCCTTTTGAATTAACCCCCAATGTATTGTTAATAACTGGTAGTATAGGACAAGTTACTGTAACTACCTCATAGGAGCATTAATATGCCAAAAGTAGGAAATAAAGAATTCCCGTATACCGATGCAGGGAAAAAAGCGGCCAAGAAAGAATCTAAGAAGACTGGTGAGTCTATGACTAGCGCCTATTCTAAGGGTGGTAAAGTAAAAATCCGTGGGACTGGAGCAGCTACTAAAGGGCTATATGCTCGCGGCCCGATGGCATAAATATGAATTACACGGAACTGAAAGCTAATATCCAAGACATATGTGAGAACACGTTCACAGATGATCAACTTGCTATGTTTACGCAACAAGCAGAGCAGAAGATATATAACTCAGTTCAGATACCCGCATTGCGTAAAAATGTTACAGGTACACTAACAAACGGTAATAAATATGTAGGCGCACCCACTGATTTTTTATGGTCGTACTCTCTTGCAGTTGTGGATAGTAGTGGTAACTATACTTACCTACTTAATAAGGATGTCAATTTTATACGTGAGGCATACCCTAATCCTACAAGTACGGGGTTACCTAAACATTACGCATATTTTGATGATGACTCTTTTATAGTTGGGCCAACTCCAGATGCGGCGTATGCTATGGAGCTTCATTACGGGTATTACCCTCAGTCTATAGTTACCGCAGGTACTACATGGCTAGGAGATGAGTTTGACTCTGCGTTGTTAAATGGCGCGTTAGTAGAAGCAGTCCGATTTATGAAAGGCGAACCAGACATTGTAGCCAATTATGACAAGATGTTCGGGTTATCTATAGGGTTATTAAAGAATCTCGGTGACGGTAAGTTACGCGAAGATACATATCGTTCTGGACAATTCAGAACACCAGTTAGTTGAGGAACTAAAAAATGGCAATATCACAAGCAATGTGTACTTCTTTTAAGGTCGCTCTTTTAGACGGAGAGATGGATTTTAGTAGTAACACATCACAAACTTTTAAAATCGCACTATATACGTCTAGCGCAACTTTAAGTGCCGCTACTACTGCGTACGCTACTACTAATGAAGTGTCGGGTACAAACTATACTGCGGGAGGAAATACACTTACTATTTCTGCTAGTCCTGCATCGTCTGGTACCACAGCATTCTTAGATTTTGCAGATACCACATGGACTGACGCTACTATAACTGCTAGAGGCGCTCTAATATACAAGTCAGGTGGCAGCAATCCAGCGGTTGCAGTACTAGATTTTGGTGGAGATAAAACATCTACAGCGGGCGACTTTACTGTGCAATTTCCCGCAGCAGACGCGACAAACGCTATTGTGCGTATTGCTACTCCATAAGGTAGTTAAATGCCATCTTCAGTAGAGTACGTAGGTTGGGGAAGTGCTGCTTGGGGCCAAACGGCTTGGGGCACAGACTTAACTATAGTATCAGTAGATGGTGTTGCCGCAGAAGGAGTTATTGGTACTGTATTACCTGACGCGGAAGCAAATACTTCTGTAACAGGTGTAGACGCTGCTGGAGGTATTGGCACAGCTACTATTGACGCTGAATCAGATGTTATGGTTACCAGCGTAGCTGGAGCTGCCGCAGTCGGTACAGTTACCATAGATGCCGAAGCGGATATAGCATTAACAGGTGTAGAAGCTGACGGAGCTGTAGGAACATTAACAGCTACAGGTATAGCAAACCTAACAGTAACAGGTGTAGAAGCTGACGGAGCTGTAGGTACTCTAACAGTAGATGCTGAAGCAAACGCTCCTGTAACCGGTGTAGAAGCTGACGGAGCTGTAGGTACTCTAACAGTAGATGCCGAAGCTGATGTAGCAGTAACAGGTGTAGAAGCTGACGGAGCTGTAGGCACTTTAACAGTAGATGCTGAATCAAACACCTCTGTAACCGGTGTAGAAGCTGACGGAGCTGTAGGAACACTAACAGTAGATGCTGAAGCTGATGTAGCAGTAACAGGTGTAGAAGCTGACGGAGTTGTAGGCACTTTAACAGTAGATGCTGAAGCTGACGTAACAGTAACCGGTGTAGAAGCTGATGGAGATATAGGCGCGGTTAATGTAGTATTTGGTATAACCTTACATATAACAGGTGTAGAAGCCGAAGGCGAAGTTGGCGCCGTTACAACCAACGCAGAAGCAGACGTTTCCCTAATTGGAGTATCTGCTGTAGGATATATAGGAATAGTACATATATGGGGAGAAGTTGATGACGATCAAGACCCCAACTGGCAGGTCATAAATGATAGTCAGACTCCAACATGGAGTGGAACAACAAACACACAAGACCCCAACTGGCAGGTCATAAATGATAGTCAGACTCCAACATGGAGTGAAACAACAAACACACAAGACCCTAACTGGGACAGAATAGCCGCATGAGGTTTTACAAATGACAACGCAATACACTTCGATATTAAAACTCGCGCTCCCAGTACAGGGTGAACTTAGTGGTACTTGGGGAGATGTAGTAAACGATAATATTACTTCTATGGTAGAACAAGCAATCGCAGGCCGTGCGGTTATTAACTCGTGGTCTACTAACTCACATACGCTTACAACTGCTAATGGTACTACCTCCGAATCTAGA